CTGTTGAGCTTCTACCTTAGACGGGAGAGAAGGATGGAGAGTAACCTCGTCCTGGTCGGAAGCTTCTAGACCTACTAAACGCTTCGCTTCCGCTAGACTACAGATACCAGCTTTATAGAGTCTCTCCGCGCGCACGGATAACGCGTCGATATCATCGGAGAGAGCGCGGACTCCGGATAGGTTAAAGGAGAGCTTGTCTCCATCCTGGGTATCGATGAAGTCCGGAAGGAGAGAAACCGATAGAGTCTCCTCTAGCGCGCGGAGGAGAGGGACCATCCCGTCCTGCCATGCTGCCTCCTGCGCGGCTTCATAGTTAGAGTAAGTACTTCGCTCTAATCCAGAACCTAATCCCAGGACCATAGGGTTAAGTCCCAGCGCGCTACAGATACGCTCCTCCGGTACTCTCCGCAGAGAGTCCAGAGCTAGCTCCGAAGGAGTTAAGGAGACGCGTTCCATTTTGTATGGACCCGTCATTACCACGATTCCGCCCGCTCCATCTCCGGTAAGGTCCTCGCGTAGACGGGACTTTATAATCTCTGCATCCTCGCGCGAGATATCTACTACCTGGTCCTTACTATCCGGACCGACCAGGAGGGACGGCATAGCACCATTAACCAGGAGTCCGTAAGCTGCCGTAGATGCTTCGTTATCCGCCGCTATCTCCCGGAGTACAGACATAACCGGAGAGCGTCCGATCCGCAAATCGTCCGGATCGCGTCCGTATCGCATATGGATAAGGTCCTCTACGGAGATAGAGTACTGGGTCCCGTCCTTCGTATAGACGTAATGCGTAATGGGGTTAGTACCATCTCCAACCGGTCGGACCATGTCTTGGGGGAGGTACTGGAGGTAGATAGGTTCTCCTACCCTGGACGGTCTAATCTTACGGATATAGGCGTTACCAAATAGCTTATAGTCCTGCAAAATCCAGCCCCAGAATACAGAGGAGGTAATACCTGGAGACGGTTCGCGCAGGAGCTTAATCGCTGGATGGTCCTGGATTACTTCTACCTGGGTCCCGTCTACCGCGCGGACTACCTGGGGGATAGCTTGTGGAAAGTTTCGGATGTACCAGTCGATACCTACGGCTACTACGGAGTTTAGTCCCAGGTCCCCAGCTACACTAGACCAGTCCCTGTAGCTCCCAGGAAGTATCCTCCGGAGCGCGCTTATAAGCTGCCCGTTATATCCTCCCGCGAACCGCGTATCCCTTGACTGGTTAAACGGGAGCGGTACTGGAGCGGAGGGATTAGCGGTAGCTTTACGAAAGCCCCGGAACATATCTTTAATACCCATATCTTATTATTCCCTATACCGCGGTCCATCCTCTACGCGTCTCTAGGACGTTATAGGCATAGGAGAGCGCGTCTACGCTATCGTCGTGTCTCCCGATCGGGAAGCTTAGAAGCTCGTCATTAAACCATGCGGGAAGGTTAGGGCTATGGATTACCAGTCCCTGCTCGTAGCGCGCCTCTAGGGGGAGGAAGCGGGAAACCTTATCCCTGTCCGGACGTAGTCCGCGTACCGGAAGCTTCGTAGTCCGGAGAAGCTCCTGGATTACGCTAGCTTGATACTGGACGGATTCGATTCCGATTATCTTAGGAGTCCATACGGAAGCTACAGCTTTAATATGTTCTAGTACCTGGTTAAACGGAGCGCGTATCCGCTGCGCGTCCAGGATATAGATACTCCCGTCCGGGAGACGGGTAAGGACTACGGTAGCGGTATAGTCCGCTTCGGCTTTCTGGGAGATAGCTAGGTCCACTCCCATATACGTATCTCCATACTCGGAGATATGCGCGGTACGTATCCAGTCTCTAGAGACGCGCGCTCCTGCTAGGTCTACAAATTCGGCTAGAAACTCCTGCCGATACGCGATACTGGGGAGAGCTTTACTAGCAGCTTCTACCTCCGCTGGGTCGATAAAGGGATTAGATGTAGTAGGTAGACGGAAGGAAATCCACTCCTCGTCCTCCTTCTCCATATCGTAGAGGATAGAGAAATAGTTTCTACCTTTCGGGGTAGAGAGGAAGTAAGCGTCCCCCAGGTAATCGGTTAGGGTCGGGCGGATAGCTTCCGTCCACGCTTCCTCCAAATGTCGCGCCATAGCAGCTTCATCTATGATTACGCGTCCATACTTGCGTCCGCGCGCTACCGTGGTCGGATCGTCTAGCGTCCAATAATCGATACTCCCTCCGGTTACCAGCTCTATCCTGGGGTATGGGGTAGCTACGGATCGCGTTATTAGAGGAGCGTAGATACGCTTATGGTCCCTATAAGCTTCCTCTAGGAGACGGTACGTAGGAGCAAACCATCCAACCGGTAGACGCTTGATTACAGCGATATCCGCTATCAGGTTTCCCCCCAGGGTAGTTTTACCGAAACGTCTCCCGCAGGAGAGGACGTTAAACCTCCGCGCCTTATCTAGGATTACTTTTTGTCCGCTATGGGGACGCGGGAGTACTAGCTCCGTACGCGCCATTAATCGATATCCGCGTAACGGATAACTATCTCCAGAGGACTACCATCCGCTCCTACCGTTTCGGTACGGAGGGACCATTCCGCCTTACGTCTACGCTCTAACCACCACGCCGCCGCCTGCCATACTCCGGAGTCCATAGCGGTTCTAACTACATCTACAGCGTGGAAAGCTGCCTTTCCTTCCGCCTTTTCTATAGAGTCCAGAAATTCCGGATAGCGTTTCCTCCACTGGGAGAATGTCTCCTCCGAGATACCCGCTACACTACAGCTATCCTTACGCGTATTACCTTTACGTAAAGCGTCCATAATAGCGTCTACCGTCTCCTGGTTATACTTCGTAGGTCTACCTGGTCCAGGTTTCATAATGTGATTCTCCTTCTCTTATCCTACTAGATAACCAGTATGGATTACTCGACCTTACCTACTACGTCCAAATCGTTAAGCTCGGAGATAGCTCCCCCCAGGATGGAGGATACGCAGATAGCACCTTCTAACCAGGAGAGGATACCTATCGCATCCGTAGTAAAGAAAGCTTTCTCTATACCTGGAGTAACCGTAGGGACTACATCGAATACGTGAGGATTACCCAGGGATGTATCCTGGTTAGCTTCCTTGTTATGCCTGATACGGATAAACCTCTCCTCTAGCCTAGCATTTACGAAAGTAGTAAATACTATCGGATCGGATACCAGGTACTCGAAATCGTCGCGCTTTACTAGCTCCGATATGGTCCTCTTCCCTCGCGCGGAGAAATCCGCGAATAGCTGGAGCATACCGATACCATTAACATTCTTTTCCATAAATCCATTCTCCCTTCCAGTAATCCTGCTGGATTCTGTATCCAATAGCACGGACTACGTTTACCGACATAGCGTTACCGATAGCGTGATATCTAGCCGTATCGGAAGGACGTACCAGGCGCGCGGTATTGTCTCCGTTACAGATAGGACATCCATACTTCCCTAATCCGTAATGGAAATCCCGGTTACAGCACGTATAGCTATAAACTTCCGTCCATCCAGCAGGGAAACCCTGGAGCGTCTCCGCTTCATCCGGAGTTAACCTCCGGACGTATCGCCGATCCGCTCCCTCCGGATAGATTAGAGGAGTCTGGTTATTAACTCCCTTCGATAGATTAGAAGCTGTAAGGGATGGTAATCCCTTTACTCCTTCTCCATTAGATACACAAGGTTTAGTCCCAGAGCTAGGGGGATAGGCATCCTTCGTTTTATAGCTCTGCGGTAGATTCCAGCTGCTCCCTTCGGCGTTATGAAGTAACGAGAAGGTACGCTCTGGAGCGGTCCCAAGTAATCCGACCACGTATACTCTACGTCTCCGCTGGGGTAACCCGAAGTATTGACTATCCAGTACTCTCCAGGTACAGCTATACCCGCATCCGGTAACCTGGGAGATGAACCGGTAGAAGCTATCTCCAGAGGATAGGAGTCCTGGGACATTCTCGAATATAAAGTATTGAGGTCGGAAAAATGCGAGGAGGTCGGCATATACGAAGAGGAGCTTTCCTCGCTCGTCCTCCTCCCCCAGGTATCGTCCAGCTTTAGAGTAGGATTGACATGGAGTACCTCCGATAAGGATTTCTGGTCCATCTATATTCCATTCTTTATAGTTATGCATATCCCCCAGGTTAGGGATAGAAGGGTAGCGGTACTCTAGTACCTTAGACGGGAAAGGATCGATTTCAGAGAAACCGATCCCGTGCCATCCTAGCGGTTCGAAAGCTACGGATGCAGCTTCAATACCAGAGCATACGCTTAGATATTTAAGTCCCAAGGTTTAGTACTTACCTCTCTACGGAGCTTAGGTTTCGCTTCCGTATCGTCGGTTACTTCGTTGGTATAACGTCCTACCTGGTCTACTGTTTGGGTTACATGGTCGGATAGACCAGCGTGTCCGGATAGATGGTAGACGAGATACCAGAGAGCCTTTAGGAGGTCCTCGCGTCCGTTCTTAGCTTCATGCCGGAGGACATACTTAATAACATTACCCAGGATAAACGAGAGCTTATAGCTCTCGATTACCTCTATCGGCTGGATGGTTTGCTTCCTGTAATGCGCGTCTCTAGACATAGTCTAGGTCCTTATAATCCAGCGCGTCCGTATGGTCCACTAAACGCCCATAGATACCCTGGATAATCGCGTTAGACGGTGTAGCTCCCTTATGGAAAATCTCGTATGAGTCTAAAGGTACTCCCTGGTTTGGTTCGAACCTAATAGCGAACATACAGGGTAATCCTGGAGTTTCCTCTACATCTATAAAGACAATGTTTTTATCGCGTATAGATTCCAGCTGGATATTTAGTATGATTCCAGCTCCATTATTTTTATCCTGCCAGTAGGACGCGTTCTGTATTTTAAGTCTATATCGGTTCGCTGCCCTAGAAGGGGACGTTAATACTACATTGATAAAATGATTAGTAATACCGATTATGGATGTTTGTACGGCATCCTTAAAAACATCCTTACAGTTAGAATATCCCGTAAACGATTTATTCATTTATACTCTCCTCGAAATCGAAAGGAGGGAGGATTACTCCTCCCCCCAGGTTATTACTCCGCAAATGGATCGGCGATACCGTCCGTGTTAATCGGTTTAGCGATTTTCTTAGGAGCTGTAGCCGTAGATACCGGACGTACATCCTCGATGTTATTTACCTCCGCTCCCGCGTTAGTAACCGCTACCGAAACCGTTACCTTCCATGGTTTGGATTTAAGCTCCTCGATGGAGAGAGCGTTATATTCCGCTTTAGAGAGACGCTTACCCAGCATGGAGTCCAGGAGCTGGGTTAGCTTACTCTGGGGATTTCCGTACCATACGGACGTAAACCGGGAGAAGCGGAAAGCTATGCCTTCATCGTCTCCTACTTCCGTGGTTTCCCATACCCAGCGGAGACAAGGTTCCTTCTCTTCGCTCTGGTACTTTTTACGCTCTGTTTGCTCTACGCTAACCAGCTTACACAAGTATGTGTCTGCTGGAGCTGCTGGTTTGGGTTCGGAGAAACCTCCGACCGATCCAAAGAAACCCATATCTTTACTCTTCCTTTCGGACTATCCAGTCCTTCTCAAACCATCCATATAGGACACCCTGTATATACCATCCGTATATTCGTTAATGCAATAGTCCCAGATATTATTTATATGTAAATACCTGGGATAGAAGATATCCGGACGCTCCGGTACGGTACAGCGTTAGCGTCCGTACCGTCCGGAAGTCCGGACCGGAAGGAGGGATTTATAAAGGGAGGAAACCATACAGTATCAAGTATCTATACTTAAGGGATACCATCGATTTAATACCATCTAACCAGGGGGGAAAGTCTCCCTGTAAACCTTACGGATCGTATGCTCCGGATGGAAATTACAGAAGGTTTCCGCCCAAGCTCTACGTCCATAGACGTGTACCTGGATACCCTTACTGTTGTAAACCGCATATCCGTAGAGAGAGTCTCTCCTCCTGTTGGTAACTCTCTCCGCTTCTCTCTGAGATTCGGTCCAGGTAGACCTTCTAGATACCTTATCCATTAACTTCCTCCTCTACATCCTGCATCGTCTCTATGGGCATTGTGTAGCCGTATGGGTAGTACTTAACCGCTCTACCCTCCCGCATATGGGTAAGTATGTGTCCCGCTACCATCTCCTGTATTGTCCCCAGGACTTTGTTACGGTTACCCTTTACGCGTTTCTGTAACTCGTTACCAGATAGCCCAGGAGTCTCCGCTACTACCTCGTAGATCGAATCCATAAGGTTCCCCCCAGGGTCCCGCGTCTCTAGCAGGACGCTAGATAAACGAGTACTCCCGTCTACACTATCGATGGTCCAGGATACGTTAACGTAATCTTCCTCGCGTCCATGTCTGTTCTTAGTAGTAACCATGGAATACACTCCATCCTTTTTAGAAATGGAGAAAACCGTATCCGCCTGAGCTGCTATATCTCCCGCTCCTCTCATTTGTTCGTGAGCTATCCCGGACTCCGATCCGCTCTTCCGGTTATGATGCAGGTTTAAGATAGACGCGCCTTTCTGCTTGATAGCTTTAAAGCTCCGGTAGAGGTGAGACATCGCGCTATTATCGTTCTCGTCCTTACCATGGACTCTAACGAAGGTATCGATAATAACCAGGTCTATCTTCTCCCGCTCCACTAGGTCTAGTATCTGCTGTAGATGGTCCTTGTTATCTAGACGTACTCCCTGCTGGTCCGTATAGACCAGGGTACTAGGTATCGCGTTAAGAGCGTCCAGTCTATGGAACATTCCGGTAACGCCCATCTCCTCGTCTATGTAGAGGACGTTCGTTACAGGTACATCCAGAGAGTCTAACCATTTACCTCCGCTCCCGCAGCATCTAACCAGGTCGGCAGCTAACCAGGATTTACCTCCCCCAGCAGGAGCGGATATAAAAGCTATCCCCCCGCGGAGGAGTACGTTAGGGACAATCCATTCCAGCTCCCCTATGGAGACAACCTTTTTCTGCATATCTTCCCAGCGGAGAAACTCCAGTCCTTTAGTTTCTTCCTTTAAGTCCTCTGGAGAAGCGTCCGGAATAGTCCCAGCTTCCCAGCGTAACCACGCGCGCCCCAGCTTGTCGGAGAGGATCGCGTCCTCTAACGGAGGTTTACAGTATTGGAGATTCCATCCTTTCGCGATATCTAGAGCGATATCGTAAGGGAAATCCTTAGCTCGAAAGAAACCGACCAGGACGGTAACCGCGTTATCCCTCCCGGTATACGCTCCTCCCCCTTCCGGATGGTCGGAGAATAGACCATCCCAGATACTCCCGGATGTTTCAGGGATACCAGGTACAGCTCCCTGTACTCTCGGAGCTTTCTTCTCCTGGATTTGATCAAACCAGTTATCGGACATCGTTACCTCCTACCAGGTAGTCCATAATAAGCGGCATATCTTCCGCCGCTATCTGGAGGAGATAATCGTATCGGATCGGGTTATGTCTGTATAGCTGGATGTAGTCATAGCAGGAGCTAACCGCGTTATCTAGGTCGTATACGTCCCTCCCGCTAGGTAGACGCAGGGGAGGAGATAACGTCCCTAAGCGTCCCTCTAGAGCGAGGATATGGATATCGTCTAGACCAGGGATATCTAACTCCGGTTTCCATCCCGAAGCGGTTCGAAAGGAAAGGAGCGGAGGAGCTGTAGCTCTAATAAGCTTTACGGGTTTCGGGTCCTCGCTTTTCCAATTTAGCGTCCCAGGTATCCTTAAAATCCGATCTAGGTTAGAGACATTATCTAGACCTGGGAGGATGGACTCGCTAAAAGCGTAGACCTTACTCTCGTAGAGAGCGCGCTCCTTCTCGCTCTTAATGAGCTTAGGACGCTCCAGGAGCTTATACCCGTGGTAACCGTTACCGGTAGCTACGATTACGTCCGTATGCTCCAGCAGGGAAACGTCCGCTCCTTCTACCTTTAGGTCCATATCGACCCATACAGCTCCGATCGCACATACTCCGGAGCGTCCGGAGTTATCCGTACTCGTCCTGGGGAGGACGGATACGTAAACATCAAATCCTTGTAGAGCGTAACCGCTAACCATTTTCCCGTAATGCCTACAGGACCTAGGACTTAACCCATAAGGGAGAGGTATCCAGTCCCTGCGGATACCGCGTTTCTTGTGGATGGATCTAATCTCGATTACGCCCTCCGTGTAGTGTCCGAATACGGACGCAAGGAAGCGCGAAGCTTCCTCCGGTTTCGTTTCCATTATCTTCTCTTCTTCTCCCAGCTTCTAGCTAGGTAATCTATCCTCTGGTATCCCCAGATGTAATCCGATCGCGCGCGCTGCTTCTACCCAGGTATAGCAGGTAACAAAGTTATAACCGTACGGTTCTAAATCCTCCTTCCATTTCTTCTGGGATAGCGTTAACTTGTTCTTCCCTGCTTTCATCTCTACCCATAGTGGAGCTGGAGCGGGAATAAAGATATCCCATACTCCAGGTTTAACTCCCATAGCGCGGAGTTTAGCCGCGGTCCTCTTATCCCGGTAACCGCCATTAGGCGTATGATAGATAAGCTGTAGGAGCGGATACTCCTTCTCCATTAGGCGTACCCAGGTAAATAGGGCTATTTGTTCTCTATCCTCTAAATATTGCATCCATCCTCCTACGGAGCTAGGTCCTCGATGTCCACTCCGGACTCTCGAATCTTAGCTATAGCGGTCCCCCATATCTGGGAAATCCTCTGGTGCGATACTCCGCGTATCCTGGCAAATTGATGCCGGTTTAACGGTTCGCTTCCGTCCAGTCCTATACAGGCTATTAGTACCTCCCTCTCGCTTTCGTTAACCAGGGTAAGGACTCTCTGTATCTCTATCGATAATCCGGATCGGACTACCTCGCGGAGGTTCTCGTCCTCTGTTTTTAAAGTATCTCCTAGCTGCATCTCTGCATTGTTGATTATTGTAGATAGGCTAGCCGGTTGGGAAACCATAGCATCTATAGTCTTATTAATCTTTAGAACCGTTAAACCGGTTAGTACGGATAGCTCCTCTACGGATGGAGTTTCTCCATTTTCAGAGTAGTACTTATCCTGCGCGCGCCTTACCTGGAACATGGAATCGTGGACGTGAGACGGTAAGCGGACTATGTAGGACGTATTCTCTACCGCGCGTCTCATATGCTGGTGGACCCAGGGAACCGCGTACGTAGAGAATTTAAACTTCCTAGCAGGTTCGAATTTACCTAGAGCGTGGAGTACTCCCGCGAATCCACAAGCGTGTAAATCGTCGTAGTCTACTCCGCGTCCTACATACTTATTAGCTATCCAGGTAACGAGTCCGCGATTACACTCTACAAATGTATCC